ATTACTGATTCAGTATATCTTCAATCTAGCACTGACTGTCTGCACTAACGCACTGTGTACACGTGGAGAAGTGACTAACTTTTTCATAGTTAGATCTCCTTTTTGGTAACACAAGAACATTAACAGGATGGCTACTCTTGTATTTTTGGGGATCGGACGCACGTTGTTTTCAAAACGTGAGATCTCCGGAATCTTGTAGCCCAATATCTGTGAAAATTCTTTTTGTGTGTATCCAAGTGCCAATCGGATATCCTTCATCCAAGTACCTTCAGATTTTTCAGCAAACCACAATTGGTCATCCATATTCAAAAGACAGTTATTTTCTTTCTGCGAGTACATGATTTTCCCTTAATTTAAGATTGGCGGTCATCAGCGGCATTTGATTTTGGCAGTCATCAGCGGATCTGCAAAAAACATAACAATCGGGGATTGCAGGACATTTTGTTTTTTGAATGTTTGAATATTGAATAATTCAATAAATAAATATTTAAATATCATGATGTAAGATATAATAATTTGAATAATCTGAATTTATTTTTGAATGTTTTATAAGACACAAAAAAAGAGTGGGCTTGCACCCACTCATAATCGATTATTATTGGTTATTTAAATATGCATTCAATGCGTTTACATCATCTCCAAACTCCAAATAGAATTGACCATAAATCAATTTTAATGATCTTTTTAATGATGGAATTTGCAATGGATCGATTAGCATTGTTTGCTTGTTTGGGAGCGTGACCAGCAAATTATTTTGGACTGTTTCAATCTTGATCAGTCTTCTTTGGAGTGCTTTTTCAAATAGCATAAGAAAGCATCTCGTATGAGAGTTGTGCATCGATTTCAATAAATGAATTCAAAACAAATGGAGAATCTGATGAGATTAGTTTTCCTTTTGCTTTGAGAATGCCAATTGTTCCCTTATTATCAATAATCCAACTATCTGAATAGTCTGCATCTATCACAGGAAATCTTTCGATACGTAAAGGCATCTGTTTTGGTCTGCGAACAACAAAAGAAACATTCACTCCATTTTGGAGTGCAAACATAGAGAAATCTTCTGATTTCTCATTGTTTGAATAAGCCAAGTAATAATTGGGAGGAAACAAGTTTCTGATATATCGTAAAATTCGATCTTTTCTTTTTGTGTAATCGATAAAGATCACATCATGAAAAGTTTTGAAAAGTTCTGGTTTGATCAATTCAAAAGCAAGATCTGAAAATGTATTTAATCTAATTACTAGTTGCTTCTTTTGCTGATATGCAAACTCAGTGAGCTTGCAAATATCGTTTTCTAGTAATTCAAAGAACAAATCTCTTTCATTCATGAATAAAAGAGTTTTTCTTATTCTTGCCTTTTGTACTGTTGGTATTCCTCCCTTACCAGTAAACGAAACACAGAACTTTTCGCAATCTCCGCTTGCACTACAAACATTGAATCCACTAGTGCTTGCTGGTGCTAACATTAATGAATAATAGATTCTCTCTTTGGTGTCATGAATTATCGACTTCATGATTTTATGGTTATTATTTGAGATTAGATGTAATTTCATGATAGATACCTTTTTCTGACAAAATTAGATAATAAAAAACCCAACAATCCGAAGACTGTTGGGTTCAATTGGATCTGATTATTTTACTTTAATAATCAAATCATCTTGCATTGTGACGTTAGCAAAGAACTCTTTTCCCTTTCCTGTGATATGTGGTCGATTAGCACCAGTTAATGTGCCGTTTGAGCGATATTCTGGCCCAAACATACTGGTTTCAATATATCGCAAGCGATTGCCAATCTGCTCTTTGAGAACTTTCTTTGAGGGATAATCAAAAATAATCATGCTACTTTCCCTTTCCGCAAATCAACCTTTCTTTCTACTATTGGCTCAGTATCAAGATTTTTGAGTTCCGCTTCCTGATCTGCTAATGTGTAATTATCCTCTTTTGTATAGCTAATGAACTCTTCATTAGGATATAGCTTTACAAAAGCATCTTGAATAATTTCATTGCCTTCCTTTTCTAGTAATTCTCGAAAGGCTTGTGCTGTTGTTCTCCACATTGCTTTTTTTAAATGAACTTGCAAAGCAAGTTGTTGCGTCTCGTCAATGTAGAAAGTGCAAGCGACTCTGATTGCTTTTTGCATTTCATCACCTTAGTAATGATTAGTAATTGTAGGCAAATTGCCTACTGTGAAAGCTTTATTGCTTCCACATTCAATAGCACTCCGGAGAATGCTATTTGATGTGGTTACAATACTTGTTCGAAATGAACTTTGTTCCCGTTTTTGATTGAATGAACCGATTGCACTCTAATCTTGTTCTTTAATAATGTGATTACCTTTTGCTGGACTGTTTGGTCTTTCAAACAGTTTTTACAGAACTTGTAATCTCCAATGTTATTATTAATAGGTACAAAGAATTTTTGAATGTTATCACAGGATCCGTACCTGTGACTTTGTCCAGTTCTGTGAATCAATCCCGATTTGCTGAAAAATACTTTGAATCGTTTCATCTGTTTCACCTTATAATATGGTATAGAATCTCATCATCTGAATGATGATGCCCTTCAATCCTATTGCGATTATCGCAACAGTCAATTGAAAAGTGCATTTTGTTCGATTCTTTTTGATCTTTTTTGATTGGGTTTGGGTTTGGTGGTTTGAATCTCGACCACTAAATCAATATGAAATCATGACCTGCATATGATATATCATATATGGTCTGACCACTTGACCACTACAATTTATAAGTTCGATAATAAAATAAATGTAACTCATCTCTAAAAAATATCCTTTTCTGATAATTGTTTCTGTATCCAAACTCTCGAATCGTTGCTTTGGTTATTATTTGAATGTTTAAATATCAAATATTTGTAGATTTGAATATCGATGGGTGGCCTTAAAAATTGACTGTCGAAACGAATGAGGTCATCCCCTTCCCCCATCCGGAGAGATTTTTTATGATTGATTTTATATAAGTATGATCAATAATGAGTAAACATTTGCGGAGAGATATGCGAAAAGTAGAGCAACGGGACATTACGATTAAGCCAAAGAAAAAATCATTAGAGAATGATGCAGTAGCTTCTGTGTTATTACAGGGAATGGCAGGAAAGTGTTCACCGAAAGAGATTGCGAAGGTATCGGGCGTATCGATCACAGCAGTGAAGGAATTCAATAAGCAGTATCAAGCAGACATTGAGAAGCAGGTACGTGCGAATTTAGGAAAGGTAGCCGTAGATGCACTGCAGAATATGGTGGATTTGGCATTTACTGCAGAGAACGAGCATGTACGGGTAGTTGCCACAAAGGATTTATTGGATCGGGCAGGATTCAAACCGAAAAGTGAAGTAGACATTAAGCAGGAAATTACACGTAGAGATCCGAAAGAAATTGAATTGGAAGCCAGAAAGAAGTTAGGGGATGAGTTAGCAGAGAAGTTGTTAGGGTTGAGTGCAAAAGTGGAGATAGAAGATGGGCAATGGACAAAAGCCTAAAAGCAATAAGCGTTAACGGAAAGCTATCTGCTGTGAAAGCAGCACATCGTGTTGATGCCGAATAATTTGATTCCACGCAAGTGGGCGCTATTGGCAATGGGGTAGTGGATCTAAACCGATAATGATTCTTGGGATGTAATCAGAAGGTGCGCTTAGTTTTTTCTTATTGTCACAGTGACACTAAGACAGTTAGCTGACATTTAATGGAGTAAGGGTATGGCAGAGAAGAAGTTTCAAGTATGTGCTACGTGTCCCACACCAACAAAATGTAGAATGATGGGCAAATGCCTAAAAACAAAAAAGTAGAGAGTCAGGGAGTAGCCAGCATTCGTAAGGATTTCAAGAGTTGTGAGACTTGCTTGTATGGATGGGTCTGCAAGCAATATGATCGGTGCTGGCAGAAGTATTGGGAAATTGTAGAACCGATTAAGGGTAGAAATGATTCTGAATGATGAAGATTTATGGGAATTGGTAAGGTTAGGTTATTTGCCAGAAGACGTAACGATTGGCCCATCTAGTGTGGATCTGACATTGGATGGTGTGTTTTTGAGGCCGAAACCACAGAAGTATGGGCCTTCTTCATTGTACTACACGCAGAGAATGACAGAATCTCTGCACTACCAAAGGATAGAAAAGGATCGATATCTTTTGAAACCATCAGAGTTTGTACTGGCAACCACAAAGGAGAAAGTACGAATTCCGAATTATTTAGCAGCATCTGTAGCGGGTCGAAGCAGTGTAGGCAGGTTAGGTGTACAAGTGCAGAATGCTGGATTTATTGATGCAGGATTTGAAGGGCAAATCACGTTGGAACTACACAATCAAACGTTTTATTCGATTGAATTAATGGCAGGAGTGCGGATTTGTCAGTTGGTGTTTTATAAGATGACGAATGAAAGTAGGAATCCGTATAGAGGAAAGTACTTGCATCAGAGTGGCCCAACCGGATCAAGATTGTATTTGGAAACCAATGCAGATTGAAGAAGTTCTCAAGCTAAAGAAAGAGTACGAGCAAGCGGCAAAATACAATCAGTTGAGCTTGTATTGTCCGTATGAGTTTCAGAGTGCGTTTCATTCAAGTCGAGATGATTACGGAGATCTAGCCAGACAACGTTGTTTGATGGCAGGAAACAAGACAGGTAAAACGTTTTGTGGTGCAGCTGAACTTTCGTATCACTTAACAGGATTGTATCCGGATTGGTGGAATGGTTGGAGGTTTGAGAGAGCAATTCAAGCGTGGGCAGCAGGACAGAGTCATTATGCCACAAGAGATATTGTTCAGACCGAATTGTTAGGGTTAGCAGGAGATCCGGAAAAATTAGGAACAGGAGCCATTCCAAAGCATTTAATTGTCAACACAGAGCGAAATCCCGGTGTACCTAATGGAATTGGGATGGTGTTGGTCAAACATGTAAGTGGAGAAAACTCTCGTTTAATGTTTAAAAGTTATGATTCTGGTGCAGCTGCGTGGATGGGAGTAGCCGTAGATGTGATTTGGTTAGATGAAGAACCACCGCAGGATATTTATTCACAGTCTTTACGTGCATCACTCAAAACGGGTGGCCCTGTTTACTTAACGTTTACACCAGAACGTGGAGTGACGGGAGTAGTTCAGAACTTTTTAAATGAGCGCAAGAAAGGACAAGCACTAGTTACGGCTAGTTGGGATGATGCTCCGCATTTATCGGAAGAAGTAAAGGAAGAGATTTTAGCTGCATTGCCAATGCATGAACGGCAGATGAGATCAAAAGGCATTCCGGTACTTGGAAGCGGACAAGTGTTTCCATTATCAGAAGATTCGTTTTCCGTAGATGCTTTTGCGCTACCAGATCATTGGCCTAAACTGGCAGGAATTGATTTCGGGTTTGATCATCCAACTGCTGTCGTGTGGATTAGTTGGGATCGGGATACAGATACGGTGTATGTGTATGATATTTATTGTCAATCGGGTTCTGGAATGCTGCAACACGCAGAAGCTATACGATTGAGAGGAAACTGGATTCCCGTAGTGTGGCCCCATGATGGTTCACAACATGACAAAGGAAGTGGCATATCGTTAGCGGAACAATACCGCAAAGCTGGTGTAAATTTTGTGGGAAGTCACTTTCAGAATCCGGAAGGTGGCATCAGTGTAGAAGCAGGACTGATGGCAATGATGACAAGATTTGAAACAGGCAGACTAAAGGTATTCAGTCATTTGCAGGAATGGTTTAAAGAGTTTCGAGTCTATCATCGAAAAGAAGGCAAAGTAGTTAGAAAGCATGATGATTTGATGAGTGCAACCAGATATGCCGTACAGTCCTTACGGTATGCAACGATTAATAATTGGCGACCACGATCAGAACATGCCATAGGTTCTCTAGTGGATTCGCAACACAATCCATTTGAGTATTGGAAGTATGGCAAGTCTCCTAACACAATTGCGGAATCAGAGAGCACGTTACCAGACGGAGTCCACTACTGGCAATAGATACCTAAAGGCTTACAACACCTTTTTAACAGAAAAGTATCAACCTGCTTATACAGCAGCCTACCAGTACAAGCCCGTTGTTGATTCAGCATATCGCCAGTACAAGTCTGCCTTTGATACAGCAAAAGGAGAATATGATCAGTTGTTTGCTAGGGAAAAAGCTAAGTACGAATCTGCATTGGGAGAAGCGCAGAGACTGCAGGGAGTAGTTACTCAAGCCAACACCAACTATGCGAATTACAAAAAAACAAATCTAGATCCGTATGAAGGAGAGTATGCTAGAAGAACAACAGCCTACAACACAGCATACAGCAATGCGATTAAGGGAGCAGAAAAGCAGTACACGCAACAAGCCAATCAATTACTGAGTAATTTAACTGTTGCTCAAACCAACATAGGAAAAGAATATACAACTACAAGAAATACAATGACAAAAGCTTATAATGCTTCATATGACAAAGCAAATAAAGCTTTAACAGATTATAACAAAACATATGCATCAGATTTGTTTTATGTAAACCAGCAGGGCATAGGCAACACAGTGTACAACCCAATGAAAGAAGTAGTACAGAGATACGATTCTGCCAAGTTTTTAGGGGGCAATCTGTTTGAATACACAATTGCTGGTTCAAAATACAATATCAAGCAAGCACCTTCTTCTTTTGATGTTTCGTTTCAATATCAAGTACAAGACAGGGTAAAAAAATATAATTTTTATTTAAAAACGATTCAAGAAGGCAATCGAGACATTTACGGAATCCCGTCTTATGTCAATGATAAGTGGTTGGAGGTTGAGAAAAAAACGTTAGATAGTTGGTTGACTCCAAAAACAGGACTAATTGATTCTTTTAAAAAGACAGGTGAAAGCAGAAGAGCAGCAGCAACGGAAGCTTACACATCAGTAGAAGCATTAATTTCTCAAAAAGACATTGCAGAAAACTCATTGAAGGATTTTGTATCAGTATCTCAAGCAGACTATGTTTCTTCTAGAACAGAAAAAGAAAGAAAAGCTTATCAAGATTTTACAGCAACTTCTTTAGAAGACTTTGCCAGACCAATCGCAACAGCCGCAACTACTTCAGAAGCAAAAGCCGTACAAGATTACGTGTCTACCTTAAATGCTCAACGAGAAGCAACTACCAATTATTACAATCAAAACGTACAACCTGCACAGAACACGTACAATCAGTACATTAGCAACACGTACAATCCTGCCAAGCAATCGTATGAGCAAGTAGCCAATGACACGAACTATGTGACTAGTCGAATCAGCGCACAGAAAACAAGATATGAATCAACAGCAACAGAATTTAATCGGCTAAAAACCGTATATGAAGGAATGCAACCTACACTAGATCAGCTTAAAACAGATTATCAAACATCAGTTGATGCATTGAGTGGTCTTAGTTCTAGGATTACTGATTTGGAAAGAAGTGTCCAAATTGATTTAGATCCACGTAAATCCGCTACAAGAGTAGGTCAACGGCAATCAATACTAACTAGAGGTTCCAAACGTGCTGGAGCCGCAAGATAAAGGATATTTATGAGTTGGTTTTCTGAACAATGGAAACGTACTGAGAAAGCATTTAAGACAAACATTTCTAACACACCTTTAAGAAATGTAGACTTAGGAACAATTAATTACGACCAGTTAAAATTAAATACAGACCAAGACTTTTCTCCTTTTGTCAAAGGAGCAATTGTCGTAGCAGGTACAACGATTGGAGCAGCAGAAGGTTTTTTAATAACAGGTGGCAACCCTTACGGTGCATATGCAGGAGCAGCCGCAGGTGCAGAAGTTGCCCAGAATCTAAATCAAAATCTATTAGGTTCTAGATATGATCCTTCCAAAGATGGTGGTGCAATTCAAAAAGCAGTTACCGGAACCACCGGAGATATTCAGCGAGAGGCAGTAAATATTGCCAAAGGCATTCAGAATGCGACTATTGTCAACACAAGCAATTTGCAAAAAGATGCTGTTGAGTTTGCGGATCGTAATAATTTAGGACGCAATGAGACACTAGAGAAATGGGCGCAGGAAATAACCCACACCGTAGAAGGTGGTGCAGCAGAAGCAACAAAGATATTTGAAACCAATGCTGCTGGCATTACCTCAGAAGCTGAAAAAGGTGCGGCAATGCTGACCACTGCTGCTGAAAATACTGCAGATGCTTTTTCAGATATTTATGATTTATTGACAGGCAAAGCACCGGATGAAGAAGGAATAGAAGATTTGGGAGCAGATTACGGAAAGGGTGCAGATCTAGAACCGTTAGATGAGACTTCAATGGATGATCCATTTAATACAATTGAAGGTGGAACAGCCAAAGACGATCAGATGACAGAAGAAGAAAAAATGAAGAGAATTCGCAGGTTGTTGCTTAATCGTTATGGACGGGAAGATACAATTCTAACCGGAACTGCCGATACTGCTAATCGCAGGACATATGCCTTATGAACATAGCACACGAACTAACTGCTGAATACGAAGCACTCAAAGGAGATAGAGGCAATTGGGAAACAATGTGGCAAGACATTGCCGAATTGATGATTCCCAGAAGAGCAGATTTTACAAATCGCAATCGTGCAAGTGGGGAGCAACGTAGAAGCAGGATCTACGAATCTACAGCAGTTCGTGCCGTAGTACGTGCAGCTAGTGGACTGCACAATACATTAACCAGCAATACAGTCCCGTGGTTTGGTTTGGAAACAGAAGATCCACAAATCATGAGAGATCGAGAAACCAAACTTTGGTTAGAGGAAGCCACACGCATTACTTCCAATGTCTTTAATTCTCCACGATCTAATTTTCATAGTGCTATACACGAATACTACATTGACTTGGTTACTTTTGGGACAGGAGTCCTGTTCGTGTATTACGATGAAGATGAAGGCGCACAATTCAGATCGTACTTTTTAGGAGATTGCTGTTTAGCAGAAGACAAGCACGGCAAGATCAATTCGGTATATCGCACTTATTTTGATACGGCACGATCCATTGTTTCCACCTTTGATAGCGTATCCGATGGAATCAAGAAAGCTGCAGAGAAAGAACCATTTCGGGTATTTGAAATCATGCATGTGGTCAAGCCACGTGACAGTAAGGGACGTACCAAGAATTCTAAGCCGTATGCATCGTATTATATAGAAAAAGAAAGCAATCATTTATTGAAGAAAGGCGGCTTTGATGAATTCCCATTTGTTTGCAGCAGATGGCATAAGAATTCACAAGAAGTATACGGCAGAGGTTGTGGCACAGAAAGTTTGCCAGATGTGCGAATGATTAACGAAATGGAAAGAGTGGGATTAATTGCACTACAAAAGATGGTTGATCCACCGTTGCTTGTGCCAGACGATGGATTTTTGTCTCCTGTGCGTACTACGCCCGGAGGTTTAAATTATTTTAGATCTGGATTAGGGCCACAAGATCGTATCACGCCATTGCAGACAAATGGCAGAATTGATTTGTCTGAACAAAAAATAGGAATGGTACGTCAATCCATTGAACGTGCTTTTTATTTAGATCTTTTGGAACTGCCAGCAAATATAGCACCGGATGGAGACATCCTGCGTTTTAGTGCAACAGAGATTGCGGCAAGACAGAGAGATCGCTTGCAAATCTTAGGGCCAATTGTGGCTAGACAGGAATCCGAACTGTTGGGGCCATTGGTCATTCGCACATTGTCAATGCTAATTCGTAACGGACAATTGCCTCCTGCACCATCTGAGCTAATTAATTCAGATGTCAAAGTAGTGTACAGCAATCCGGTTGCAGTATCTCAACGTAGTGGTGAGCTAGCTTCTATTAATCAGCTAGTCCAGTTTATGGTTCCGTTTGCTCAAATTGATCCACAAATTCTGCAGGGATTTGAATTTAATCGAATCGGAGAACTAGCTGCAGAAATACTTAAAGTTTCCCCATCTGTCTTTAAAACACCTATGGAAAGAGAACAAGAAGCGCAACAGCAGGAAGCTGAACAACAACGTGCTATGGAAATGCAACAGGCAATGGCAATTGCTCAACAGCAGAATTTAATTGCCGAAAGCAGACGTAATGATTCACAGGCATTTTTGAATGAGGCCAAAGCATCGAAGGTATAGAAATGATTGAATATGAGACGGAGGCAGACCGGAAAATAGAAGAACAAGTCCGGTTATTTTTGCAGGGTAAAAAGTTTTTTGTAATGTCCAATAAATCGAAGTATCCGCTAGATTGGATTGTAACTGATCCAATTACGGGTGCAAAAGCATTTGCTGAATTTAAATGTAGAAAAGATGATTTTGATTTTATGAATCGACTTGGTGGCCCGTGTATTTCGGTAGAGAAATATGTAACTGCTACTCAATACGCAAAAGCCACCAATCTTCCTTTAATGTTTTTTTGGTTACTGTCTGATGCATTGTTGGTCTACATCACCAATACGTTTCCACCACACGAATTATTACCAATGCAGGATCGCAGAGAACGTGATCGCATATCACCGTGTGTGCGGATTCCAATAGATGATTGTAGAGTCTATCGATGAAAGAAAATCAGCGGCAACAATTTTACAAAGAACTATTTGAGTCCGATATTGGACAAATCGTGTTGAAGGATTTAGTGGACAGACATCGTGTACTCTATTCTTCTTTTCAGCCAGATCCACTCGCTGGAGCATTTTTAGAGGGCAGGAAAGCCGTAGTGCTGGACATTCTTAGGTTTTTGAATGTCGATTTACAATACCTACAAGATTCGATGAAGGAACGATATGACAGAAGCAGCATTAGCGATTGAGCCAGAAGTACAAGAATCTGCAGCACCAGTAGCAGAATCCAATACTTCCTTTAATCCATCAATGCTTTCGGATGATTTACGACATGAGCCATCTCTTAGAAACTTTGATGATGTCAATAAGTTAGCAAAGTCGTATGTACACTTAGTCAAGAAGTTGGGAGCAACTCCAGATTCGTTAATTCGCTTACCATCCGGTCAAGAAAATTGGGATGAGGTTTATGACAGGTTAGGTAGACCAGCCAATCCGGATGAGTATGAGATTCCCTATGACACCAATATGGAAAAGGAATTTGCCTCCGAAATACATAAATTGGGGTTATCGAAAACTCAGGGACAACAAGTATACAATTTCATTAAGAACAATGGAGAACTATCCAGCCAAATGGCAAAACAGCAATTTGAAGAATTGCAGCAAGAAAATGTAAATAGATTAAAATCAGATTGGGGTTCAGATTTTCAGCGAAATGCAACCAAAGCCAGACAAGCTTTTTTGCAGTTAGCTGATGCAGAAACATTGCAGATGTTTGAACAAACTGGATTAGGAAATCATCCAGAAGTAGTTAAGATTTTCCATAAGGTTGGTGAAATCTTAGAAGAAGATGGACTACTAAATACTGATATAGGTGGCACAGGAGCAGGAGGTAGAGCGCAAGTAGAAAGCAGATTGTCAGAAATCATGAAACCAGATAGTGGCTTCTGGGATGGAATGCATCCAGATCATGATCGCTTAGTAGCAGAAGCGTTAAAGTTACGAGAGATGTTAGTATGACTTATGAAGATCATGTAAAACTAAGAACAGAATGTTTGCGTTTGGCAAAACAAAACGCTAGTATTGCAGATATGACAAACTCACTAACGTTAGCACAAGAGTACTACGAGTGGGTTTGTGATGTAGACAAAAGACGTTTAAAACGTCAATCAGAATCTCATGCAGTTTGACAGGATTGGATAATCTTTTCTGACCCATTTAACTGCAAACCTCTTGGAACCCTACCGTTAGGACAACTCCAGACTTTAGCATGAGAATTAACCTTCTTAGCTATTTATGGAGTTGTAATGTCTTTTCAAGTTACAACCGCATTTGTTGATCAGTATAGTGCAGTTCTGCAGCACCTTTCACAACAGAAAGGTTCAAGATTGCGTGGACTGTGTCGTACTGAAGTCATGCGGGGCAAACAAGCTTTTTTTGATCAAATCGGTCAACAAGTAGCATCTGTACGAACCACACGTGGTGCAGATACAATCCTCAATGATACTCCTCACTCAAGACGTTCTGTAACATTGCAGGACTATGAAGTAGCAGATCTGATTGATGATCAAGATCGACTACGAATGATTACTGATCCAACTTCTTCTTATGCTCAAGCACAAGCATTTGCATTGGGCAGAGCAATGGATGACGTAATCATTAGTGCTGCCACAGGAGTAGCGTATACGGGTGCTAGTGGTACAACACAAACCTCATTGACCAACACAATTGCGGCTGGTGGTACTGGACTAACCATTGATAAATTGCGTGAAGCCAAGTTCACACTAGACAATGCCGATGTTGATCCTTCCCTACCACGAATCATTGTAGTTTCTCCAAAGCAAATTCAAGATTTGTTGGAGACTGTCGAGATTCGTAGTGCTGATTTCAACACGGTTCGTGCGTTGGTAGCTGGTCAGGTAGACACCTTCTTAGGCTTCCAATTTGTAACCAGTACACGATTGGCAAAGTCTGGATCTGACCGTACTTGTTTCTGTTATGCCATCGATGGGATCTTGCTAGCAATGGCAAAAGATCTAACTGTTCGTGTAGATGAAAGACCTGACAAATCATACGCCCATCAAGTGTATGCTTGCATGAGTCTGGGTGCTACAAGAATGGAAGAAGAAAAGGTTGTTTCAATCATCTGTCAAGAATAATGAGGTACAATGGCTAGTGTTAATACTCAAAAGATGACAGATATTACTTCTGTCCCTAAAGTAATGGTCAAAGCCTCAGAAGCGCACGGCAGAAAACGTGTTTGGTATGACACGTATGAAGCTGCAGCATTAGCTTCTGGTTCTGACATTACCTTTGCTCGACTACCTAAAGGCGCAACTATCTATAACGTTAAGCTGATGTGTGATGCATTGGGTGCTGGCGTTACTCTAGATGTAGGTGATTCTGCTGACGCAGATCGCTTTATTGCCAAAGGTTCAACCACTTGGAATACTGCAAATCAAGTAGTGGATTCTAACGCCATTGCTGGTGTTGGGTACACACTGACTGCAGAAACCGATTTGGTGATCACTACGGGTGGTGCTTCTGCAACAGGCACTATTAAAGTAATGGTTGAATATAGCTTAGGTGACTAATGTCTAGCGTTGTTCAGATTTGCAATATTGCTCTGTCCAATATTGGGGAACAAAGAATTACTGCTCTGACGGACAACAACGAAAGAGCAAGACTGTGTAACCTGCGTTATGATGACGTAAGGGATGCAGTCTTGCGTTCTTATCCTTTTAAGTGTGCGGTTCAACGTGTTGAGTTGGCACTCAGTGCAGATGCACCAGCTTGGGGATACACTAAGAAATATGCACTACCTGCAGATTGCTTACGTGTCTTGGACATAGAAAATTACTTTGAAGATTATGAGATTGAAGGAAGGTTTATTGTTACGGATGCTACACAGATTAAGCTGAAATATATCTATCGTGTAGAAGATCCAAACCAGTTTGATTCTTTGACCATTCAAGCGATTGCGCTCAAGTTGGCTTCTGAATTGGCAGAAGCACTAACCGGACGGGCAGACTTGCGTGACCGTATGTTGGCTAAGTATCTACAAGTGATTAGTGAAGCGAGAGGTGTAGATTCTCAGGAACGTTCCATGCCGCAGATTATTGTGGCAGAAGATTATTTAAATTCACGATTGGTAGGATCTACGTTCCGTAGAGCAAAATTTTCGGATGAATAAACATGAGACTCCAGACATTACAATCTTCCTTTGCAGATGGTCAAATTTCGCCAAGACTGCAGGGAATGGTGGAACTAGAGTCTTATCGGTCTTCTCTGGCAAAAATCGAAAACATGATCTGTTTGCCACAGGGATCGGTTACGAGAAGAGCAGGTACTTATTTTGTAACCAGTACTAAAAATAATGGCTATGTTCGCTTAATTCCATTTAGTAGAGGACAGGGAACTAGTGCCATTTTGGAATTTGGTGCAGGATATATTCGATTTTATTCTAATGATGGACAAGTAAAGGTTGGTGGATCACCGTATGAATTGTTGACAATTTATATAGATGCCAGCACCACAGAACCCATTCCGTTTACAGTCGATGATCTAGATGATATCAGCTATACCCAATCGGCTGATGTTTTGTTTTTGGCTCATCCTTCTTATCCTCCCCTACGTTTATCTCGCAATGCTGTTGATGATTGGTTGTTGGAATACCTGCCACTGACCAATGGGCCATTTCAATCTACCAACACAACCGATACGACACTGACACTTGCGCTTTCCGGTGGATCTACTTTGTCGTATGAAGAGATTGGCAAAGTCAGTCCTTCTGCGTGTGATCAAACAACCAACACCATTACTTTAAATAACCATCCGTTTGTAAATGGACAAACAATTCGAGTAACCATCACACAATCCGGATCTTGGGGATCATTGTCTTTAAGTGGTGGTAGTAGTGCAAACTTCATAATTTCTACGGCTACTCAAAATACATTTAAATTAGAAACAGGTGGCAACACTGTTTCTTTTACAGATGATCCCACACAAGACGTATTGTTGGAAAAGCCGTATATCCCAAAAGGATCTACAGTTACGGTAACAGCAAGTGCGACTACGGGAATCAATGAAGATTTAGGATTTATCAATGCAGGTGGAGTGTCTGATGTAGATCGCTACATTCGGATCAACTCTGAAATTTCTCCGCAGATCAAATGGGGATACGTCAAGATCACTGCTGTCACTTCCTCCACTGTTGTAACTGCTACGGTAGAAGAAGATCTGGCAAGTACAGATTCAACAGAAGAATGGGCGTTAGGAGCATTTAGCCAATACACCGGATATCCCAGAACTATCCAGATTTACCAGCAACGTTTGGTTTTGGCAGGAACGCTTGCTGAACCTCAGACTATTTTCCTTTCCAAGACTGCAGACTTTTTTAATTTTTCTACTTCAGAACCATTAGGACAATCTACCGGAAGCATTGACTCTGCTGGACGTAGTATTATTGGTGAGCAGATCTTTGAAGATAATGCGTTATCACTGACAATTTCATCCGATACCGTAGATCAGATTGAGTGGATGTCCGAAGACAGAAGACTGACGGTAGGAACTTCCGGAGGTATTTTCCAAGTCTATGGATCTGATGATGATGTAACAGTCACTCCATTCAATTTTAGTATTATTAAGGCATCAGCTTGGGCTACAGACAGTACTTCTTTGCCAGTTAAGATTGGTAACAACTTATTGTATGTACAGCAAAACGGCAGAAAAATCAGAGAGTTGGCATTTGATAAAGTTCAAGATCAGTATGCTGCTGCAGATCTATCGCTAAGAGCAGAAGATGCCACCCAATCGGGTATCATTGAAATGGCCTATCAAGACCAGCCCTATTCTGTAGTTTGGTGTGTACGAGCAGACGGGAAAATTGCAGCAATGACTTATGTGGATTTGTTGCAGATGCATAGCTGGTCATTGCACACGATTGCAGGAACGCACGCAGATTCAACCTATGGCAATCATGCCAAAGTAGAATCAATTTCTGTGATTCCACGTGGAACCTACGATCAGATCTATATGGTTGTCAAGCGAGACATCAATGGATCAACAGTACGCTATGTAGAATTTCTAGAACGATTCTATGACAGTTTTTATATTCCGGCAGAGAACGCACACTTTGTAGATTGTGGATTAGAAGAACCAGCCAGCAGAACTTCTGCTTCTACAAGCATCACGGGCCTATCGCATTTGGAAGGAGAAACGGTAGCTATTTTGGGAGATGCTGCTGTTCAGCCAAACCGGACAGTAAGTAGTGGAGAGATCACACTTCAGCTAGCTGCACACAAATTTAGAGTAGGCTTACCCTTCATTAGTAAAATCAAAACACTTCCTGTTGTATCCGTAACAGACACCACCCACTCTATTGGCAATCGCAAACGAATTCACAGTGCAACCCTAAAGCTTTTTGAAAGTATGGGCTTTCGGTATGGATCATCTGAAACAAATTTAGATGAAGCTATTTTCCGATTGGCATCTGATGAAATGGGACAAGCTTTGGAATTCTTCACAGGTGAAAAAACATTTCAAATTGCAGATGAGTTTAGTACGGAAGCGCAGATTGTAATCCAGCAAGATGCACCGTATCCGATTACTGTTTTGTTAATCGGAATTGATTACGAAACCAACGAGTAAAGCAATACTATGTTATTAGTACCAGAAGATTTTAAAACAGATCCAATAGAAGATTTGTTAGATGAGCTAGATGATAACAATACGTTTGATGATCTAAGAGAAGAATTAAATCAGCAATACAACGAAATGAGAGAAAATGGCAGTTAGTGCAGCACTGGCATTATTGTTAGGTGGCAGAGCCTTAGTCAATTCAGCAGCAACTGCACAACAGATTGCTTCACAAGCCAAACTGCTAAAAATGCAAGCAGGATTGGTAATGAAGAGTGCAGAGGAATCCAAAGCACTAGCCTATGAGCAAGCAGTTCTGTACGGCAGAACAGCAGAAGAAAATGCTCGTGCCGCTGAATATGCTGGTGATCAGAATTTGATGTATGAAGAAATTGCAGGAATGCAAAGGATTGGTGGAATACGTGCCAAGTCTGGATCATCCGGAGCATCTGTCAATGTGGGAACACCAGCTAATCTGCAGATTGCACAAGCACAAGCAAATGCGTTTAACCAACGGATGATTAAATACAATACAAAATATGAAGCAGCACGTACCCGTTTGGATGGAGAACAAAAAGCAAACATGACCATACGGCAAGCAGAGATCCAGTATGATCGTGCAGTAAGAGAGGCAAAGTTTTATGAAACGCAAGCAGCAGAAGTCAGAGCAACCAAAGCACTTGCTACATTGTCTTCTTTATTAGGTGGAGCATCCAGTGTGCTAAGTGCAATGCCAGCACCACAATCACAACCTTTTGAACCTGCTGTTGCAAGCAATACTTCCAATAACGAATTCATGAGCTGGTACAACAGCAGGATGTTTGACTATAACGCTTTAATGGCAAGCTGATGGCTAAATTACCGTTTGAACGAGCATCACAGATTGTACAGACCAATCGGTTAGGTGCGCCACAAGTACCGAAAGCGGCAGCACCTCTGAATGTAATGAATTCAGCAGGAGTACAAGCACGATATCAAGCACTCAGATCCTTTGGAGATGCATTGGGATCATTGGGTGAAGTGATGGCTGTTCAGATCAATAATGAAAATCGGGAAGCCAAACGTCTACAGTTGATGGACATTCAGAATATGTTTGATCAGTCCGGTCAGCAATTGATCAGCGATCTGAATGAAAAGCCACCTCAAGATATTGAGTCTGCACAAGCTATGGTGAATCTAAGCTTGTATGGAGATGTGGCAGGAAAACCAGCTAAGAACATTGGTGGTTTGTATGGGGCCATTACCAACAAGTATGGAAATTCTAGAGAGATACAAGAGTTATTTGAAAAAGTAGCGATTGATCAAAGGTTTCGTGCAAAAGCAGTAGGCATTCAACAGCAACAATATCGACAAACCAATGAATTAAAAGATCGGTATTTTACGCAAACACAGGAGTTGCTAGCCCAAGAAATCACACCAGACGTATTGAATCAATTCCCATCCAAAGAAGCTTGGGCAGATCACACAGCAACCCAATTAGAAAATCTAGAAACCGAATTATTCAAAGGTGTAGAAAATCAAGCCATTGTCAATAATGTTCGTTCAGACATTATGCGGCATATGTTCGCAACACAAGAAGCTTTAGTCACCAAATGGCAAAGCATTTACAATGAAGACCAAGCTGGTCAATTGATTAGAGCAGGTAGAAATCTAAAGGCAGATGCCACACTAACCAATAAAGAAAAGCTAGCAAAGTGGACACACACGGTTAATCAAGAAGTACAAGCCAACCGAAAAACACCAGCACAAGCAGAAAAATTATTTTTTGATTTTCATCGTGATTTAGATTTGGCATTAGCCAATCAGATGTTGGATCAGAATCCACAGGAATTGTTGCGTGTGCTTACGTATGAAGGCAATGGCAAAAAACGGACAGAAGAAGGATTTGAATTTGAAACCTTTGACAACACAACAGTTTCTCAATATCGGGTAAGCGCATCAAAAAAAGTAAATGCTTTGATCAATGCAGAAATCAATTCGGCATTTAGCAGAGCAGACCAGATCATTCAGCAAGCTACAATTACGGATGATCATGCAGTTTTGGAAAATGAACTAGTAGAATCAATGGAGGTTTTAGGAAAAGCTTATCCAAATCTTGCTACAGAAATCAATGGAAAAATTGCTGCATTCGACAAAGCAGTTTTAGTGCGACAAGAACTGAAGAACATTGGAACGTACAGCAAAAAAGATCTTGATCAAAAGATAGAAGAACTAAAGCCAGATCCGTATGCTGATGACATTGGAACTCCTAATGAATTTTATATGGAGGAAATGCGTCAGTGGAATGTATTTAAGAATGCAGTGGCAGATGTTTATAAAGTACGGAAAGAAGATCCACGATTTGTCTATGAACAAAGCAGACCGGAATATCAGCAAGAAGAGTTGTATGGAGGAGCATTTTCACAAAACGAAATTGCAGCAGGACTACGTGAGCAAATGGAATGGGGTGGCATTCATTTTCAGTTTATTAATGAATCGACAAAGCCCAAACAATTCAATCCGGAACGTTTAAATTATTTACTCGACAGTGGAAATTATCAGCTATGGTCAAAAGCGACACATCAGAAATTAATTTCCAGAATGAGTCAAATTCAATCCGGAAAAGAACTGGCAGCATTTTATGAGCAGATCGCAAGAGACAGTGGAGTCTATGCGCCTTTTGTTTTTAAGATGTTGAAGAATGAAGAAAAGCAACTAGGAATTGGATTTACTCACGGGGATTATCTGATTACAGAAGTCAGTCAAGATCCGGTAAAAGAAATTCTGTTTAGTGCACAAAGCAATTCCAAAACAAATCGCAACAGTCTCAATAGTATTTTTATTACACAAGATGGAGATTCTGTTTCGCTCAATGAAATTGAATCTTTAATTTTAAATGACCAATCTTTTATTAGTTTTTATTCTTCATTAGGAGTCAACGAAAGAGATCGTGCAGCAAAACAAAAAGAAGTGCTGGACACTACCGTTGATTATTTTCTAGAGAAAGCACGTATTTTTGGAGTAACGATTCCAGAAGGTGGAAGCCGAAACGAACTTGAGCCAATCCTCAATCAAACAATGGAAGACTTGTTTGATGACAACTATGTATTTATCAACGCTTCTCGATCTGCTTACTTTTCAGATCATCAGCACACACTAGCCATCAATAAAAAACATTTAGAAGACAAACACACAGAAGAATTTGTAAATGATGCAGTCAACAATTTTGTAGACAATTGGCTGGAATATACCAAAACCGAACTAGCAGACGATCCAGTTAATCAAAAGTACATTGAATTGTTGCAAGAAGGCAATTGGAGACTAGCACCAGCACCGAACAATGATGGGATCATGATGTATGTGCTGGATGAAAAAACCGGAATCTACAATGTGGTTCGCAGGATTGGCCCATACATGACTGCAGAAGATGCGGACAATGCTCCACCTGTGATTATTGGATATGACCGAATACGCAACCTGACCGATCAAGAAATCATTGCAGATCGTTCCATGATGGACAGTGTAGTCTATCCATTAGTCAGAGAACTAAAATCTTATGTAGAACACATCAATCGCAATAAATCTGTATATCCAAGAAAACAAAATCCATCAAACAACACTCTTCCACAAGTTATTGAAGAACAACCTGCAGAAACTGATCAACCCATCGTGTTGCCACGTGACATGCCAATGGGGAATTTTGTGCGTCCAGAAAGCAAACAGGTAGATCAGTTGATTGAAAAATCGGTTGCAGAACGTGTAGGCATTTCACCAATTGAAGATCTTGATAAGCAGGTAATGAGTGGTTATGTGGAATCATCTGCTCAAGACAATCCTACAGACTATCCATCTAATCCTATTTATAAAGAAGAAGCAGTAATTCAGCCAATAGAAGCTAAAGCAGAAGCAAAAGCTACTTCACAAGTAATCGATAACATTTCACGGGGAGTAGTTGCAGAACCAAAAATTGCTACTTTACCTGCTCCAAAAGAACCTAAACAAAATCTAACTGCAGGAAATGCAGTTATACAAAAGCCAAAAGTAAATACCCAAAAACGTTTTAAAGAACTTAGGGGTAACTACGAAGCAATGACGGATATTCTCAAGCAAGTTCAGTCACAAATTGAAACGCAGATGCTGGATGCATCCGGAGCAGATATGGAGTATTTAAAAGATCAGTATGATTTACTTCATCAACATATGGATAGCCTCAATCAATACAACATGTTCTTGGATAATATGGTTGGGCCATTGGGCTATACATATACTTATGATATGCAAGTTGACTCACTTGATAGAGCAGATCGTGGATTTAAAAACTTTGCACAAACAATCGTATTGTTCCGAAAGAATTTATCTGAATACAAAACAAAGCAAAGACAATCTGCTGTAGATCGACAACCAAATCTTGATCGAATTCAGAATTTACCGTTGATGGACTAATGATTTACGATACCTTTCCGGTTAATTATTCCGGTAGACGTACAGAATTTATGACCAATCCAGATCCATCGTGGGGAGATCTGTATATTAATTTTATGAAGTCTGGGTTTTCCTCAACAGAAATTGGACTGTATCAATCGTTTCGTGAAAAAGGGAAATACGATAAGAATTCTGTATTTTTTGATGAAGAAGCTTATGGGCAAACAGACATTTTAAATAAAGAAAGTTTTCAAGCATCTCCGTTTTTTGATAAGGAAATTGATTTCTATGACGGGATGACCAAAGCAGAACTTCAGTTGATTCGGGAACGTTTAGATCGTGAACGAGATCTAGCATTGATGATGAACAATGCAGATTCATTACGTGAATGGTCTGCAATTGGATTAGGATTGCTTACTGGAAGTTTGCCATCTGTCATGAACTTTATGCCAATCGTCAGAGGATTTAAAGGCTTAGATGCCGCACTAACCTTTGCTAGATTAGGCAAGTATGGCAATCGGGCAATCAAAGGTGCAGTAGATGCTGGAATTGCCACCAGCATTATTAATGTACCGTATGCTATGGATCGAAATAACTATCAACTAGATTACGATCTAAGCGATTACATGATGGACGTAGGCATCGGTTCTATGTTGGGTGGTGGAATTGGAACCGTGTTAGGTGGAATGTATGATGGCAAGATAGCTAGAAGAGCAGATCTGGATGTATTTGATGAAACTCAACCATTGTTCACATTTAAAAATACAGCAGACCAACCATCTCTAATGGAAACAAGAGCAGGAACTGCAATTCAACAAGTAGATCCTGCATCTCGCTATGTAGCTACCAGAACTGCGGCAGCACAGATTGCCAATGAACAACCTGTGGATGTTTCCGGAAACATGCCTGTTTCTGCTACAGCAAAAGAAATTAATGAGATGGTCAATGATGTAATTCCAAATCAAGCATCTACAACAGAACCACCTGTGGGTACAGCAGAACGTGGCAGAAGAACAAAGGATGCTAATAACATTTCGGATCCAAATGGAGAGATTGAAATTTTTGATGGATCAGAAACCAATCTAGTTTTGTTGGCAACAGAAGATGGAGTCAAAGGCGCACAGATTAAACTGATTCCTCTAACAGAAGAAAGTTTTCAGAAGTATTTTGGGAAGGATCGAATCCTATTTCAAAAACAATTGGCCTATGCCCAACGAGTAGGAAATGAATCCAATAAGAAAATAGATGATTTGGATGGGATTGGTGAAGATGTGTTTACCTACAATGATGGCAGTACGCTTTCCATCAGTTCTATTAAAAATTCAGATTTACTGGATAGCGATGGATCGATGGCAAAGTACTTAGAATTTGAAGAACAGTACTACGGGACAAATCCGTATCAGCCTACGCACATTCAGTTGATCAAAAAAGATGGTGAAAAGAATTTTAAATTTTCTGGAATTGCCAGCAAGAAAGTTTTACGAGACTACTACAATAGCAATGGTGTGCGTGATAAGCGACTGCAGGTAAATAATTTTCAAAACAAGTTTGGTCAGCAGTGGCGCAACACCAAAGCCAATGATAGCAATGCGATTAGTGAATTTGCAGACACCCTAAAAACTTATCGTTCTCCAATGCAGGTAGATGATCCTGTGATTGATCATCGTGTAGTTCCAGACGCAGATCCAGATCCATTGCCCAATACAAATGTCAATAATACTCAGTATCAAAAAACATTGGCAGAACGTGAACTGGAAGCAGACACTGATTTTTATGCATCCAATCCTACGGATGAAGAAATAAAATTTTATGAAAGTGAAAAGATGATGTTTGAAAATGCAGAAAAGGAAATAGAAGGATTGATTCCGGAAGTAGCAGCATGTGTGAGGAAGAATGGCTAAATTTGATCCCTGTCTGCAAATCGCAACCAATCACAAGTTTGGGCTATCTGAACAAGAAGCCAAAGACTTGGTAGATGATTTACGAAAGAAAAATGCAGTACTTAAATTAGATTCAGACTATGAATTAAAATTTAAACGTACTGTGCAGTCAATGACAGATGAGGAGAAACGTGCCATTCAATTTGCAAAAATTGCCCGATTGAACCAGATCAATATCAATCGCAACATTGATCAGATGATGAGCAATTCGCCCAATGCCTATGGACGATTCTCTGCGTTTATGGTTCGTCAATCTGGTAGTGCAGAAGAGGGAATGCTGGACAGTATTGCCAATCGGCAGTTTGCCAGACGTAGTCAATATGTAGGGGAGATCCTAAAAAGCGTATGGAAATTTAGGGGATTTCTTTCAAAGCCTACAATGTTTGGCAGATACGTTTTTGGTAGAGGTTTGTTTGATGAAATAGATTTTCAGAGAGGATTAGTCAAAGAGATGTTTGATGGGATTGGCTCATCTGGAATTCCTGCCGCAAGAAGAATGGCAGAGAAGGTAATTGAGATCAAACGTCTGTTGGTCAATGAAGCACAGAAGATGGGAGTCAATATTGGCTGGTTAGAAGATCATGTAACCACACAGTTTCATGATTCTGTAGCAATTCGTGGTGTAGAAAAAAATATTGATGATGCTTTTATTCGTTGGTCAGAAGCAATCTACCCATTACTAAATAAAGAAAGAACGTTTAAGAACCCATCGATTTCTGCACCAGACATTATTGATCCAGAACACATTCAATTTTTGCGTAAGGTTTTTGACAATATTATTAGTCAGAACCGAACAGTGGAAGAGATCATTCCTACAGATTTTAATGTAGGCAGGAGATCTCTAGCATCTAAAGTGTCACAGCACAGACAACTGCATTTTAAAGATGGGGATAGCTGGTTACTCTACAACCGTGACTATGGCCACAGTAATCCGGTAACTGCAATTCTAGCAGGGATTGAACGGTTTAGTGATGATGTGGAGTTAATGAAAGCGATGGGGCCGAATCCTCAAGCAACCTTTGACCGAATCATGAAAAAGCTCAATGTCAAAGGAAGAGAATACACAAAATTGGTTTCTGAGTTTAATCACATCTCTGCTGCTAGTTTTGAAATCCATGATCCAACTTTGCACAAATGGACAACCGGAATTCAAAACGTACAACAAATGGCAAGATTGGGTGGTGCAGTCATTTCTGCGATGACTGATCCGTTCATCATATCGTTTACCAGATCCTATCATGGTGTGAATTTTTTTAGTTCTTATGCTGGATCACTTAAACATTTCTACCGGATGGCTACCCGAATGGGTGGAATGGATGCAGTTAAAGAATTTGGGTTATCACTAGGATTAGGACTAGATGGTGTGATTGGAAGTGCAGCTAGTCGCTATGCTCCTGCTAGATCATTATCACAGGGAATCTCTGCGTGGTCTGATAACTTTTTTAAATGGAATGGACTGAACTGGTGGACAAATGAATGGAGACAGGGAGCAGTCTACATGATGGCTCATGATCTCAAGAAAGCAACAGCACTAAATTGGGATCAGCTTGCTCCACGTTATAAGGACATTCTGAATAATTATAACATCACAGAAAAAGATTTTGATTTACTGAGAAACGTAACTCCACACAAGTATGGTGATGCAGACCTAATTAGTCCGGAAGCTATTAAAGATTTTGTTATTCAAAACAATCTTACCGGAAAGTCAGCAAAAGAACTAAATGAGCTATCAGACAAAGTGCGCTTTATGCTGTTAGGTGAGAACACATCTGCCGTGTTAGCACCTACTGCAAAAGAGTATGCATTTATGGCTAGATTCTTTGGTAGTAAGGATGGCTCAGTCAATGGGACTCCTGCAGCTATGGCCTCAAAACTTTTTTGGATGTTCCGTTCTTTTGCTCTGACAATGGTCATGCATCAGTTTCCCAGAATTCAGCAAATGGGATTGCCATCCGTATTGCACTTACTGCCAATGGTTGGCATTGGATACGGAGTCTACAACATAAAAAGCATGATGGCTGGTAGAGAACCGTTCATACCAGAAACCAAAGAAGAATTAGCAGAAGCTGCACTGATTGGAATACTACAAAGTGGAATTGGTGGTATCGCTGGAGATGTTATCGGTAAAGATTGGCGTAAATACGGAAACAGTGTAGGTGAATTTGTACTAGGGCCAGTAGGTTCATCTGCACAAGATATTGGAGAGATCTTACCAGCTATTGGTGAATTTTTATTTAAAGATGGAGATTTTAAAGAAATCCCAGAACAGATGTGGAATGCAGTCAGTAATCACGTTCCTTACGGAAATCATTTTGCACTACGTTGGGGAATGGATTATATTGTCGATGGATATATGAGAGAGTTATTAAATCCCGGTGCTAATCGTAGAATGGAAAAGCGTTTAAAGAAAACTAATAAACAAGATTTTTGGTTACGACCATCAGAGGTTGTGCCGTATGGAGCAGGACTATGACTGTATCAACTGCTATTAACCAAAACCAATCTATTGGAAATGGTAGTGTTGTCGATTTTACGTTTCAGTTTCCTTATCAGACAACCGGACAAGTAAAGGTATTTGTTGATGGTGCAGAGCAATCCACCAGCAATTACACAATTGCTCCAGCATCCGGACAGAATGGAACAGTTACCTTTAATAGTGCACCTGCCAATGCAGCATCTATTACAATCCTACGTCAGACCGATTATCTACAAGAAACTGATTATCAAAACAATGATGCCTTAGATGCAGAGACTCTAGAGGGAAACTTTGACAAGCTGACGTACTCTGTATTGCAGTTAAAAGAAAGAGTAGAACGTTCTGTTCGATTTGATGAAACACTGACAGGAAACAACAATCCAATTATCAATCTGGATACAGCAACACGTGCTGGCAAGTTATTATCTTTTGATGCCAACGGAGCATTTACCGTATCACAAGAGATTGGAGTCTTTCGTGGAGATTATCAGTCAGGAGTCGCTTACAACGCCCGTGATATTGTAAAGGCGAATAACACCAATGCAGCAATTGAAGATAATGTTTATTTCTGTATAGGTGCGGTAACTACTAGTGAAAATACAGATTATACCATCCTGCAAAACACAGCAAAGTTCAGTTTATTGATTGATGCGGTAGGCGCAAGCGCAGCACAAATTGCTGCAGAAGCCGCCAAAACAGCAGCAGAATCGGCAAGAGATGATGCACAAACGGCAGAAACCAATGCGGTAGCCGCATATGACAATTTTGATGACAGATACTTAGGAGCAAAGTCTTCTGATCCTACAGTAGATAATGATGGTAATACATTGCTAGATGGTGCTTTGTATTTTAATAGCACCAGCAATGTAATGAAGGTTTATGATCTAGGAGGAACTACTTGGATTTCATTTCCAGATTCTGCTGCAATCTCTACGGTAGCAGGAATCTCTGCAAATGTGACTACAGTGGCTGGTATTTCTGGAAACGTCACAACCGTTGCAGGTATTTCTCCTAATGTCAGTACCGTTGCAGGAGTATCTTCAGCAATTACAACCGTTGCAGGAATCAGTTCAGCAGTCAGTTCTGTTTCTTCAATTAGTGCAGACGTAAGTTCAGTTGGAGCAATCACTGCTGATGTGACTTCCGTAGCTGGTATTGGTGCTAACGTCACTTCTGTAGCAAACAACAGTACCAATATTAATACGGTAGCTGGTATTAGCAGTAATGTAACTACAGTTGCTGGTATAAGTTCAAATGTATCTACTGTTGCAGGAATCAGTGCGGACATTACTACCGTAGCAGGAGCAACTGCAAATATCGGCACAGTGGCTACCAACATTACTGATGTCAATACGTTTGCAGTCCGCTATCGAATTGGTTCTACAGATCCAACTACTTCATTAGATGTGGGTGATTTATTTTATAATAGCAGTAGTAATCAGTTAAAGGTTTATAACGGAACAGGTTGGGAAGTGGGCGTAGCTGCAGGATCTGGTACATTATTGTCTGTTAATAATCTGTCAGATATTTCCAATGCCGCTACCGCAAGACAGAACTTAGGAGTAACGGATGAAGCTATTTCATTTGCAATTGCTTTAGGATAACTTATGGCTAATGTCTTTAAAAATGCAGTCAGTGCTTCTGTAGGAACATCTGCTGTTGATGTCTATACTGCACCTAGTTCAACAACCAGTACTGTGATTGGATGTACGGTATCTAACCTAACAGGCTCAACGATTAATATTGATGCTCAAATCACAGATACTAGTTCTTCTGCAACTGTTTATTTGGTAAAAGCAGCACCAATTGCTACCGGATCATCGCTTGTATTGATTGGTGGAGATCAGAAAGTAGTGTTGGAAACAACAGACAAATTAACAATCACAAGTGACACTGCATCCTCAGCAGATGTTATTGTTTCCGTATTGGAGTCCTCATGAGTTACATAGGTAGACCACCTGCTAATGCTGCATTAACTTCAGATGACATTTCAGACAGTACAATTACCTCTGCCAAGATTGTTAATGATTCAATCGTTGATGCAGATATAAATAGTAGTGCAGCAATTGCTGCAACAAAGATTGCAAATACGGCTGTTACCTTATCAGATGATCAAACGATTACTGGCAATATTCGTGGATCACTAACCACTCTGAGCAATGATACTAATACTTTTAATCTAACCAATGCTGGAATCGGCACAAACAATTTTAAAGTAACGTTTACCACAGGCTCACCTATATTGACGTTTACTTTAGATGCTAATGCAGTAGGGCAAAGTGGGAATATTGTTTTTATTAATACGGGTGCAACTGCTTTCAGCGCACACAGCACTTGTAAGATTGCTACTGCTGATTTAACGACACTAGCAACAGCCGGAACCTATTGGATGAGTTATTACTGTATCAGTAGCACAGAAGTACTAGTCACGATTTCTGCTAAGTTAATATGAGTTTAATATCTTCATCAGCAAAAGTTACTGGATCAACTAGCTTCTACGACTTTCCGATTGAGAATAGTTTACGGTTTGATGGGAGCAGTTATCTGAGTAGAACGTTTGGGACTTCAACATCTCAGGATGAATTTACACTAAGTATGTGGGTACGCAGAAGTGGATTGGCCACAGCAGTTAATGCAGGGCATAATGCTTTATTTATGGCTAATAATGGAAATAACAATACCCTCATAAAATTTGCTGCAAACAGTCAATTACCCTTAAATGCTTTTTCTGTTGATTGGTCAAACCACGGTGTTTCAACATCTAATTGGAGGGGAACTCAATCTGTCTTTAGAGATACAAGTTCTTGGTATCATTTTGTATGGAATTTTAATAGTAGCCCTTTTAAAAATGAATTGTATGTAAACGGAATCTTAGACACAACCTACAATAATTTGTCTGGTTATAGTAACCCAACATCGACTTACATCAATAACAATAATTTAGTACATACTATTGGAAGATATTCAATTGCTAATAGTAGCTACTTTAACGGCTACCTAGCGAATATCCAATTCATAGACGGGCAAGCACTAGACGCATCATCATTTGGCGAAACAAAACAAGATATTTGGGTTCCTAAAGCATACACAGGAAGTTACGGCACAAACGGATTTCATTTAGACTTTGCGGATTCATCTAACATTGGCAATGACGTTTCCGGTAATAATAACGATTGGACAGTAAACTAATATGACATTTAGCACACACGATATTGTACCAGACAGTCCAACGAATAATTTTGCTACGTTGAATCCGATTAACAATCCTGACGGTACTTTTTCAGAAGGCAACTTAAAATGGACAAGCGCAACAACTGACCAACGTATTGCATTAGCTACTATGCCTGTTGATGCTTTAGGTACAAGCAATAGTTATTGTGAGATTCTTATTGGTAGTAAAACTTCTTATCTTTGGGCAATAGGTGTATTTGGCAATCCAAAAGGTTGGAATCCACGCATTTATTATAATAGTTTGGGTACTGTGAATAATAGCGCAAGTGTAACTCAAACATCTGCTCCAACATTTGCGGAAAATGATATAATGTCTATGGCGTACAATGTGTCAACAGGCGTTATAAGTTTTTATAAAAACGGCACGCTTGCTACAACTGAAACAGTGGATTCAACTGACATTATTCAATATTTTGGTTGTGCATCGGACAGTTCTGGTAGTTCTGCAAATTACATTTTTAACTTCGGTCAAGACCCAACCTTTGGTGGAAGCAAATCCCCAAGCACCACCTACACTGACGCTAACGGCATTGGATCATTCTACTATCAACCACCAACTGACGCACTAGCACTTTGTACCGCCAACCTGCCAGACTTTACCCCAGATGTAGATGATGATACTCCGCAGGATTATTTCAAAGCGGTGACGTATACTGGACAGACGGCTGATTCTACATTTAGTGATAATGGTGATAACACTTGGTCTAAAACGGGTGTTGGATTTCAGCCTGATTTGGTTTTGGTAAAACGCAGAGAATCTGGTAACAATTGGTGGACTGATTCGCTTAGAGGAGTAAATTCACAAATAAGCTCATCTACAACTACAATATATACGCTCAATAATAATATTACCTCATTTGACTCTGATGGGTTTTCGTTAGGTGATGATCTTGGGCATAACGCAAGTGGGGGTACCTATGTAGCTTGGTGCTGGAAAGCAGGAGGTGCACCTAGTGGATCAACATCAACAACTGGATCTGCTAAACGAATAAATACAAGTGGCACACAAGACGATACCAGTTGTAGTGCACTAGCCACTGCAGCAACAAATGCTGGTGCTAGTAATGTAATTACACCTACTTTAATGAGCATCAATCAAGCTGCAGGGTTTAGTATTGTGAAGTATGTTGGGGAATTCGCTAATAGAACTATTCCCCATGGGCTTAACAGTGCGCCTGAGATGATTATTGTTAAAAATTTAGATGATACTAGAGATTGGGTGGTATACCAACATGAAATGTCCTCAGACCCAAAAACAGATCATTTACATTTAAATTTAACTGAAGCTGTTGATGATTATCCGTTCTGGAACGACACTGCGCCAACAAGTACAGTTTTTTCTATTGGAGCGTACTCAGCTGTTAATAAAGATGGAGACTCCATTATCGCCTACTGCTGGCATTCGGTTGAAGGCTACAGTAAGTTCGGCTCGTATGTTGGCAACGGGTCAGCGGATGGGCCGTTTGTGTACTGTGGCTTCCGCCCTGCGTTTGTGATGGTGAAGCGGACTGATGCGACTAATAGCTGGTGTATATTAGATAATGCCAGAGAAGCGTTTAACCCCGTTGATAAATATCTGTTGGCTGATGATGCAGGTTCAGAAGGCACTTCTGGTCTTACCTTTGATTTCTTGTCTAATGGCTTTAAATTAAAAACATCAAGCGCAGCAGTAAATGCTTCTGGCGGAACCTACATCTTTATGGCATTCGCAGAACAACCATTTAAATTTAGCAACGCAAGATAATTATTATGAATAAAATAAAATATTTACTATTACTAGTTCTTGTTTCTAGTTGTTCTGATTATCCAGCATCAGAAGGTAATGACTCTGAAGCGAATCCAATAAATATAAACATTTCAATTGATAACGACAATTTATTGAATGATCCGCCAGATAACGATACACAAAACGTAGATGTCGATAGCACTACGAACTCTTCATCTGATAATAATAGTTCAAATAGTGACAGCAATAGTAATAGTAATAGTACAATAGATAATTCTACTGGAATTACAGTTTACGAATTCTATTCAATCTAAGGAATAAATATGTGGCAATACAACGGCACTACAATACGGGTAGGACGATCTTGGACAGATGATAACGGAACATTGCATTCATCATTGTGGAATCGATATAGTAATGATTACAAAACAGCACTTGGGTTAGTATTTACACCAGATCCAATAGTAGAATCCTACGATGATCGCTTTTATTGGTCAGCTAATAACCCTAAAAGTTTATACGATGTAACCGTCACAGATGAAGACGGCAATCCAGTATTGAATGAAGACGGTAATCAGCAGGTTCAAGTTGGATTAAAAAATCAATGGATTGCTAAAACCAAAGAACAATCCAACAATTTACTGAAAGACACCGATTGGTATGCAGTTCGACAAGTAGAAACGTCACAAGCCATTCCTCAATCAGTATTAGATTATCGTGCTTCTGTGAGAGCAGCATCTAATTCTATTGAAACAGCAATCAATGGTTGTACTACACTAGAGGAGTTTATTGCATTGTTTACTGCACCAACAGATGCAGATGGAAATGTAACTGGAAACGCAATTATTAATCAATGGCCTTCTAACTAAGAGTACTATGATGGGTGAAGCAACTTCATTGATAGAATTGGCAAATAATTTAGGATCAGTCACAATGACGTTGTGTGCTTGTTTCTGGTACATTAAGTACCTGACAGACACCCACAAAGCTAGAGAAGAAATGTGGATTGCTAAAGATACAGAAAGCGATATCCGATTAGCGGAGAGTCATGCAAAGTTAGCAGAACTACAAAGAGATTCTCATACTCAATTGCTGACTGTTCTAAGTAATGTAAATACAACCCTTCAAGAGATGACAGTTGCTATTTCAAGACTAGAACAAAAAATAGAAAAATGAAAAAACTGTTACTTTGTTTGATGCTCATTGGTTCAACCACATGGGCAAATCCTCCAGATTACAAAACGTTATTTTTACTGCAATGGGTTTATAATTGTAGTGAGAATCTGAAACCTTCCTACATGATTCGTGGTTTTGATCAAGCAACATCACTGCAGATGTCGATTCATTCCTGCTCATGCGTGATCGATCAATTTCGGGAGTATCATCCGTATGGAGAACTGATCATTATGACAGATCAAGATCGATTAGCTTTCTCTGAGCGATATGCAAAAATCTGTTCTGGCGTAGTGGAGTCTACCTAATGGATTTATTTACAGAAATCACAGACATTTTATTAAACACCGGAGCATTGGAAGCAATTCTATTAGCAACGGGCGCACCAGCTAGTGCAGTAGTAGGCATTAAAATTTATAAGAAATTCAAGAATGCAAGAAACAGTTAATTTTAAAGAACACGAATTTCGTTGTTCTTGTTGTGGTCAGAATGAAATGAAAGATGTGTTTATTGAAAAGCTGCAATTGATTCGTGATGAATTTGGAAAGTCTATGAGAATTTCATCCGGTTATCGTTGCAAAGGATACAATGATATTGTTAGTAGCACAGGCCCAAATGGGCCACATACTACGGGTAGAGCAGCAGACATATTAGTTAGTGGTTCAGACATGCATGAATTGATTCGACTAGCTTTTAAGCACAACATGACGGGCATTGGAATCAAAGGTACTGGCCCACATGCTACTCGCTACGTCCATTTGGATGATTTGCTTTCAGACAATAAACGATTGCGTCCTACGGTTTGGAGTTACTAATCTTTACAATTGATAGCAATTCATCCATTTTTGATTGTAGAGACTGAAAATCCGTGTGTCGCAGGTTCGATTCCCGCTCTGGCCACCTTTCGTTACAATTGCCAATTTCATTAACCAAATCTTGCAGAGGCAAGTAACTCGCATTTAAATAGAGTTGCGTTGTTTCAATGCGTTCATGCCGCAATAAATGCTGCACATGAATTGGATTGTGGTTAGAAGAAAGCAGTTCTGTAGCTACAGAGGCACGATAACCGTGTAATGGTTTCGGGCCATTGACTCCAATTGATTTCTGAAACTTCCGCATTGAATACGTGAGATGGCTAATCTCTTTGAAGTGATGATTTAGGTAATTGACTTCATCTTCATGTGGTTCGTTATTTAAGAATTCACGTAACGGATTCGCAATAGGAAGTACAGCATCCTGCCGATTTTTTGTATTCCACGTGTCAGAGTTCTCCAATCGAATACCATCCCCAATTTGTTCCCATCTTAGATTAAATAACTCTCCTGCTCTCATTGCCGTATAGCGGAGCATATAATGCGCTCTACGAAGACAAGTAAATCTTTTTGATTTAGTGGCACGTTGATCTAGTTCGGTCTGCATCAGATTCAATTGATCGACAGTCCACACATTTGGCAACTTACGAATCTCACGTAACATTGGCACATGATATTTTGGTTTGTTTAAATATTTGTGACAATAGTTCAGATAAGCCTTAATTGTGCGGATATGCGAGTTGATTGCAGAATCAGACAATGATTGTGATCGCAAGTAATCGATGAATTGAGCAAAATGATCGTGCGTGAGCGGAGCAGGTTCATCAAAAAAAAGATGTGTCCACTTATTCAAATGATTATTATAAGTCGAAAATGTTCGATCAGATCTATATATAATAATAGATTTCAAAAACTGTTCCACGGTTTGGTTATGCTGCATCAGACACCATCCTTCCTTTGATCGTAAGCTGGATAATTCCTTCAATCTCAATCGTAATATTCGTGCGGACTCCTTCCCCATTACCTAGCTGAAAAGTCATTTCTTTAGGTTCTTCTCCATTGCCTTTGATCAAATATTCGTAATCAAATTTAAGTTTTTGAGAAAGCAGATCAGCAAACTCTGGCAAAGAATCATTTTGCTTCCCATTTAAAATTCTTTGCACTTTTGATCGATCCCATCCAATAGAATCAGCCAGATTATGTTGGGTAAGTCCCTGTTTTTTTTGCAGAAACTTAATTCGATCAATAATTTGACTCATAATGATTTTTTTTATTGAAATTTTAAAAATGATTGCAGATAATCGATCACATAACAGTTAACAGTTAACTGTTTAACATGAAGAGAAAAGGTAACTATGCAAAATGCAAACCTGCTGTCTTCACAGCAAGCAGCAAATATGTTGGGGTTATCGGTTGATCAAGTACGAAAGATGATCAGCAAAAAAGAAATGAACACGATTCAAGTCAGTGATCGATCACCACACGTTATTCCGTTAGGTGAAGTGATCAAGCATACTCAGCATGAAGTGCGAAAAGCTTCCATGACTTTTGATGAGTATACTGATCTTGATGCAATGAACGCCAGTAGCTTAAAAAAGCTATCAAAGAGTCTCAACCATTATTTGTGTCAAGATACAGAGCAAACTGCACCAATGATGAAAGGTGTGGCTTTACATGACTTTGTAGAACACAAGTTTGCAGGTAGAGAATTCGATAATTTCTATACCTACGCACCAACTGTAGATAAACGCACAAAGGCTGGAAAGGAAATCCTAGATCAGTTCCTACGTGAGAATAGTCATCTCAAGATTTTATCAGAGGCAGACTATAAAGACGTAGTGAATATGGGGAATGCCATTTTAAGCAATCCAGATTTCTGGAAATTTTTAAAGGATGCAGATGTAGAAGAAGTGATTCTTTGGAACCACGAAGGGATCAAAGCCAAAGCACGATTGGATTATTCCAAGAAAAAGGAACATGTCATCACAGATTTAAAAACCTGTCAGGATGCATCTTTTAAGGGATTCCGCTCTGCTGTGTATCGTTACCTTTATCACCTACAAGCACAGTGGTATCGGGTGGGGTATCGTGCAGTACACGGTACTCTGCCTACCTTTGTTTTTGCTGCCGTAGAAAATCATCCCCCCTACAACACTGCTCTTTATTCACTGTCAGATGATCTGCTGGATGAAGCACAGGATCTGATCAATCGGGCTATCGATCTCTACAAAAGATTTATCGATGGAGAAATGGTCTGTAAGGGATACCACGATGGAATCATGGAGATCCTATGAACTACAATCAAAACAAGTCAGAGAGACTGATTGCTAAACAGATTGATAAACTGATTGCATCGAACAATCGTTCAATTCAGTCAGAGAAACGAACTACGATTGAAGGCCAATCTAATTTCATGGAGGAAATCAATGAGTATCTTAAAAATGGTGGAAGAGTCACTAAGTATGCTACCCGATACGCAGAAGGATATAACAGCCGATTCGCAAATCTACATACCTCCGCTCTTACCGGAGAGGATGATAGCGAACAATCCAGCTATTACGCAGGAGTTGGCTTATACTTTCGATCTGGCCCAGATAGCCATCAAACATGAGTTTTACGAGTTAGCAAACTGTCTATTGTATTTTGCATTAGATAAATGTGATGAAAAAATAAGGGAGAAGAGAAATGGCTAAAGTTCAGTTAGATATAGAAAAAGGCATCAGATCAGACAATGAAACGATTTTGATCTATGGTGCATCCGGTACTGGTAAAAGTACCATCGCATGTAGGATTGGGTTTGATGCAAAGGTTGGCTTGATCAAGACACCCGAAACAGTACGTACATTGGTTTTGGATTTTGAAAACTCTACTCATTTGCTTCCCATAGATCGTATTAATTTATATGAGGCTCCCTTCATTGAATGTAGTGAGACATTGGAAGCTGTCATCAATGATGAAGAGATTGCTGCTAAGTATGATCGAATTGTCATCGATTCACTGGATTGGTACATTTCTAAAATTGAAAGGTATCTCTGTGAAAAACATAACAAGAAGAGCATTACGGATTTTCAATGGGGGTCAGGACAACAACAGGTGGCGGATATCATACGTAAACAGATTACGTTATTTGATAAGGCCAAAAATAAAGGTTTTGGGATTACGTTTGTTGCACACTCTAAGAAGAATCCGGTTGACGATCCAGAAAGCGGATATACTACTGATGTATATGATATTGCCGTTCATCAAAAACCTGCCAACATTATTAAAGAGTATGTGGATATTGTTATGTTTGCACATATCCAATCCGGTGGTGTGGTGCAGGAAGACAAAGGATTTGGTCAAACAAGAAACAGACAGGTAGGTAAAGAGAAAAGGTTACTGTATTTCCAGCCTACAGACAGACATGTAGCGAAATCACGCTACCCATTACCACGTAGTTGCGAACTAAATTATTTGACCTATCGTGATGAGCTATCAAAAGCAAAAGCGTTGGTAGGCGTAATGAGTAATCCGGATGACGTATGAAAGCAAAACGCAGATGGGAAGATCTATCTGGCAAGAAGTTCGGCAGATGGACAGTACTGGAAAGAAGCGACACCATTACAGAATGGGGCCACATTTACTATTGGTGTAAATGCGAGTGTGGTTATAAAGGTAGAATCGTCTCTTATACTTTGCGAAATGGAACGTCCCAATCATGCGGATGTAGGCAAAGAGAAATTGCGAAAGTGCAGTTAAAAAAGAATCGCAAGAATCGCAATCAAAGGTGAACACATAAAATTAAGAGTAAGGTCAAGTCAGAGGGACATCACCTCCCTAAAAAAAGTCCCATTTCATGTGCTGGCAAATCGATACGATAAGTTACCTATCGGCATTGCCTTCCTTATGCCAAACGAGTCTAAGATGCCTTACTCCCTTCTTTTTTTAATTAATGGAGAATCGAAATGGAATTAGGATATAGCGTAGATATGGACAAAGTAGCAGAAACTGATGTGTTTCCTGCTGGTGAAAGTGTGGTAGCCATCCAGAAAATAGAGCAGAGATCTACAAAAAGTGGTGGTTGGATGTGGGTGATTACGATGATGAATGATGAAGGCCAAATGATTGTTGATCGCTTAATCTGTGGTCATTCCAATCCAGAAGTGGTTCAGATGAATGAACAAAAACTTTTACGAATCGCAAAAGCATGTAAACTTGAAGGTGAATTTAATGATACAGATCAGCTTCTTAGTCGAGCATGTGTGATTCAAGTACAGCATGAGTACTCTGCTGACTACGGAACACAACCAAAGGTAAAGAAGTACAAATCGGAATTGTCTTCTGCAGGAGATGACGATCAGCCTTACTAAACTGGTTTTAACACTTCCTTTTCCGCCTAGTGTGAACAACTACTATCGGACTAATTTTAAGTCTAAGGTTGTTCACTTATCTACAAAGGGAAGACAATTTAAGGACTCAATGATTAGTGAGATGAAAGCGAACTTACTAGAGTTTAGTTCTTTTCAGTCTTCCCTTCCTCTTACAGATAGATTATCGGTTACCATCGATCTCTACGCAGATTCACATCGTAGATATGACATCGATAATAGAATCAAAGCCTGTTTGGATTCGTTAGAAGGAACCATTTACGTTAATGACCATCAGATAGATGAGTTGATTGTTAGAAGACAAGAAGTCGATAAGGAGAACAGTCGATGTCTAGTAACCATTTGCGTGATGAACGAGCAATCGCTTTCTTAAAGAGAGCAGGAGTTACTCCACCTCCACTACCTACCTCAGAAGATCCTCCCCTAGTACTAAACAAAATCACTAAACCTACTAAACCACAAATTACCTATCCTGCAGGATTTGTTGGCGAACTGGCTCAATTTGTTTGCGAAACAGGATATAAAAAACAGCCATTATATGCGTTGGCATCTGCTCTCTGTGCTGTTGGAACCGTAGTAGGTCAGAGAGTGATGACGGAAAGCGGAATGCGATCCAATCTCTATTGTTTGGTGATCGGCCCTACGGCTACCGGAAAAGAGCATCCACGTAGAATGATAGATCGAATTTTAACAGATAGTGGATGTGAAGCACTGATTGCAGGTGATGATATCAGCAGTGATGTAGGAATAGTAGATCAGTTAGCCCACACACCTCAGTTACTGTATCTGATCGATGAGTTTGGAAAGTTTATTAAAAGAACACAGAGTGCGAATGCTTCACCATATGTCAGTGGCATTTTGGAAATGTTAATGAAGTTGTATGGGTTGGCAGATGGTACATATCGTGGCGGCTGGACAAAAACCAATACGCAAACGCAACGTCAGATTATCAATCAGCCACATGTGTGCTTGTACGCCACGACTACACCCGAACAGTTTTGGCCTATGATTTCTACAGACTTGGTAAGCAATGGCTTTTTAAATAGATTCTTTGTATTTCAGAATGATGATGAGCAACCATTAGAGCAAGAAGTATCGATCAGTAGTATTCCTGCATTCATCAGAGATCGATTCAAGCAGTTGTATCGACTGCCACGTGTTCCGTTAGGTTGTGATCCTGCGTATCCGCAACCAATTACGATAGCAATGGAGAAAGAGGCACGTGAATGTTTACGTGAAGCAATGATGGAATGGAAAGAAAAATCATTGGATCAAACCAACAAAGCACGTGATCTATGGAAACGTGCAAATGACATGTGTCGTAAAGTAGCTTTAATTCTTTCATCAGCAGGACTTTCTGAAGGGGGGATATCAACTATAGGGTTAACTCATTTAGAGTGGTCTGTGAGGCTTGTGAACACTCTGTGCGATAATGCGTGTGACAAAGCTCAATTGTATTTGGGTTCTACGAATCATGAAAGGCACATGATGCGCCTTTATCAAAAGATTAAGGATAGTGGTGAGGGAATATCGAATCGGGAACTCAGCAGGACGACAACAGATCTGCCTACGAAGTACAGAAATGATTTGCTGAATCAGTTAGTCGAATCGGGACAAATTACTGAAAAGATTATCTTAAATGACAAAAGGAGCAGTAAGGGATGGGTTGTTGTCAGCTAAGTGTCAGAGTAGAATAGTGGTTATAACATGATGAAATCATTGAGGAAATTCCTTATTGTCAGAGTCACTCTGACACTTACTGACACTTAGTCTGACATTAAGCTCAAAAACGCCTATTTTGAACCTAATTTACCCCTATTTTTGGAAAGTTATACCGTATTAATAATATATATATTAATTATTACTATTATAATTACTATTACTGATTCAGTATATCTTCAATCTAGCACTGACTGTCTGCACTAACGCACTGTGTACACGTGGAGAAGTGACTAACTTTTTCATAGTTAGATCTCCTTTTTGGTAACACAAGAACATTAACAGAA